CCATTTTAAATACTCCATAAAAAGTTAATAAATCTTGTCTTATGCTGGAACATAAATCATGCAATCTAAGAAAATCTGATTCATTCCCAATTCATTATCGTAACTATTATATAGCCAATGCACATCGGCCTTGGCTATAAAAAATCCGCTTGTTCCGCCAAACTGACCAGAATAACCATGCAATGATTGTAGTATATCGTTAGATAGATTAAAAGCCTCCGTTTTATCTTGTGCAAAGATAGAAATTTGGAAAATAGGGGTATCAATACCCTTATTGCTTTGAATCCCACCAGTATATACATCCTGGTGAACATTGCGTAATTGCCAAGTTAAAAACTTAGGCTGTTTGGCATAATTTCTATTGAAGTTTGAATATACAGGGACAGGATCAACAATACTAGATAACTGGTATTGAATAGCCTCTGCATAATTAAGCGGATTATTTTGAGTGGTCATACTGGTGTGTTCGGTGCGTTGTAATAGCAAAGAAGTGTGATATTCATGCGATCATCCGATTCACGAACATCGGTAATACGCCAATCCTGACCACGCCATGTAATACTGTATAAGTCTTGGTCATCCACAATCATTTTCATGTTTGGGGTGTAATTAAAAGTCAAGTTAACCAAGTCTTGATAAACACGATATTTATCAGCAATCTTTAAACTGTTAGCCACATCGCGTACACGCGCCCTTGTAGCAAACCAAGGGGTAATAACAGTCGTGTATTGACCAACGCTATCAACCCCGTTGGTAACAGTGTTTACTTCAACATTTTCGTAGCGTGTAATAGCCATTACAACACCAATGGTTTATATGGTCTTAAAAGGGCTTCTACGCCAAATGGGATGTTATGTAGGATACCCATAGTCGTATTGCTACGATTGTTGTATAGGTGAGTTAAAAGCAGTAATCCAGCCTGTTTAATAACGGGATACTGAGCCAATGGGCTTGCATTGGTTGTATAGACCGCCACAATAGGATTACTCATCACCTGGTTCACTTCAGAAGGCATACCGCTTGATAAAACAATCTTATTGCCAGTTGGGTCATAGTAATAAGATGTTTTTGGCAAAGTAGTGAATACAGGAACTGAATCTGCGCTCCAGTACCCAACAGAATTAATGACAGTACCAGCGGTATTCCTAAAGTCTTGGGAAACCTCTGGTAAATCCAATGTCATTTGAGTTCCAGTTGTGCTGGTTGCTCCGTAGTAAACCTTGTATTGAACTGGGAAAATGCTCATTCCCAAATAATCCTCAATAGCCATACGAGTAGCCAATTCCAAGTTCAAAAGATAAGCATCTTGGCTTTCGTCTTGAAAAAGGTTTAGCTGATTCGTAATTTCGTCAAGAGTTAACCACGATGTAAGAATATCGCGGCTAACTTGCTCAACTTTTTCGTAACTATATGGGTTACGACTAGACCCTACATAAGGGCCTGAAATAAAAGGATCATTAGGCATGACTAACCTTTAATTAGGCTGGGCCAACTAAGCGAACACCAGCGAATACATCACGAATTGTAGAAACTACGCGCTTCTCTGCAAACAGTGTGATAAAGCCTGGAGCAGTTTGGTCAAAACGCTGGATGTTCATTTCTTCGCGATCAGCAATAGTCATAAACTTGTCCCATTCAGCCAAATACACTGAATAGTTACCAGCGCCAGTTACGCTCATGTATGGGTTAGGAATAACCTTGTATCCAAAGATGTAAACAACAGCACCGCCATCGTCATCACCAACTTCAAGGAAGTTATTGGCAGAAGATGAAGCCTTTAGCTTACGCAATTGGCTGATTGTTGCTGGATGCATCATCCATGCTGTTGTAGGCTTAAATTTGTATTGCGCTGGTAATGCGGCTTCTAAGCTAGCCAAATCGTCATACGCAACTGCTGAGTTTGAAGCTTGAGCAACCGCCAAAACAGTGTGGCGGCCATTAGTGATCGCGCTACCATTTGTACCGAATGCGGCGGCAGATGTTGAATTAGGATATGAATTAAGGCCACGCAAACCGCTAGTAGCACCATAATTCACTGTTGTTGAACCAGCTTGGTCATTGTTGAGCATCATTGAAAGTGCTTCTTGTTGAGCAAATTCAAGAGCAATGTCAGAAACCAATGTTTCTTCTAAATAATTTACATCGCTCAATACGGCAGTACGAACTGGTACAGTCGCATTAATTACGCGAACTGGCAATTGCCAGAATTGAACGGCTTCATTTCCAAGGTTATCTTGAATTCCATAACCCCAAGGATTGTCTGAACCGCTTTGCAATAAAGTGGCGTTTCCAGTTTTGGCTACAAAAGCCTCATCTGAGCCAATAGTTGTGATAACTCGCGCACCAGCTAGGCGGAATGGATTTCCATAACGCAATGCGGCGAAAGCATCATCATAAATTACACGACCACCAACACCTGAACCAGAGCCTGTTAGTGCCGATGCTTCTCTTAAATTTACTGTTGCCTTGCCATCGCTTAACGCTGTCTTAACGGCTTCTAGGATTAGATTGGTTGTCATTTTCGTTTCCAAATTAGTTAAAAGAGGGGGGATTTCTCCCCCCGCTTAGATTAAGGCTTATCAGCAGTTGCTGTGGAACGATAACGAACCAAAGCAAATGGATCAACCACAGATGTTGCCAAACGCTTCTCACCATAGAATGTGATGAAGCCAGGCAATGTCTGGTCATAACGGCGGAGAACCATGTTCAAGCGATCTACGATTGCATGAGCGCGAGTCCAATCACCGAAATACATTGGGTACAAGCTATCAGTACCAGCAGAGCCAGAAGCAATGCTTGGGTTATCCAAGTATTTGTTAACTACAACATCAAAGCCTAACAATGTGCCAACGATACCATCGGTGCGTGATAAGCCATCGATGTAGATTGGGCGGCCATTGTCATCTGTCAAACCACGAATTGCTGAAAGCATTAATGGGCTGATGATGAACTTAGCAGATGGTGTCCAGTATTGTTGTGGCAATGCATAGATGAAGTTAACCACATCGGCGTAAGTTACATTGTTAGCCAATGCGTTGCCGTTAGTTGTTAACTGGTCATAAGTTGCAACATCATGTAAACCAGATGTAGAACCAGTGCCGCTAGAACCGAAAGCAGAAACAGAAGTTGTGCCGCCAGTATAAGAAGCATTAGCGCCAGGGTATTGGTTCAAACCGCGGAGGCCGTTAGAGCCGCCGTATGGCAGAGTTGTCAAACCTTGGTCGTTATTTTGGATCATTGAAAGAGCTTCAGCTTGTGAGAACTCAGCCAACATATCGCTTACAACATTACCTTCCAAACCATCGATGTCATCGAGAGCCGCAGTACGGATTGGGAACTGGACATTCAAATCTTGCAAAGTCAATTGCCAGATGTTCATGTTTTCAGTTGTTGCTGATCCGTTGTTCTGGATTGCATAACCCCATGCTGGGCCAGCGTTGCCAACTTTAGCGCGGAATTGATATGTAGAACCTTCAGTAGCAACAGCGCGTGAAACGCCGCGCAATGGGTTCATCAAACGCAATGCAACGAATACTGGATCGTAAGCTGTACGGCCACCAACACCAGCGCCTGAACCAGTCAATGCAGAAGCTTCCTTCATGTATGCATCATATTGACCTTCGTCAGCAAACATCTTGATTTCTTTTTGAACTTTAGCATCGCTAGAGTAAAAAGATTTCAATTGCTCTTTAACAGAACGATTAACTTCTTGACCAACAGTCTTGTAAGTCTTGATAACTGGTGTAGCACCCATTTCGCTAACTTTAGCTTCTAAAGCCGCTACTTTTTCTGCGAATTCAGCCTTAACTTCTTCAACTTTGGCAACTGCTTCAATTTTGCCTTCTTCAATCTTAGCAACTGTCTGTGCTTCGATTTCGTCAAGCTTTGCAATGATTTGCTCGGACATAATATTTCCTTTATTTAATGCGTTTAGATAATGCTTTCAACAAATCACGCTCTTGTAACTTAGCGAGAAGTGCATCGGCTTCATTTACCACCGCTTCAGGCTCACCCTGTTGTGGGGCTTCTTTAACAATTTCCTTGCTCACATCACGCGATTCAAGAATTTTCTTAAAGACGGAAGATGCGGTGGTCGCACCCTTCTTGGAAAGTCCTGCCTCACGCAAGGCTTCCTCAACTACGCGAGGATTCAAATGCCCTTCAGCATCGAAACACTCTAATTTCATAACTTCAGCGGCTGGGTTGTTTGGATACATAACAACAGAAATCTCACGCAAGCCACCTTTAGTGATTTGGAAATATCCTTCTTCTGCATCATCGGCTACTGGGTTGCCATCTGCATCAACAAGAACAGCTTCATCAGCGTAAGCACCAACTGAAACACCACCAAATAATTCTGGTGATGCTTTTAATACTGAATAAATATCTGAACCGCCAGTTGTTTCCATAAACAAGCGACCTTTAGCGGTCATTCCTGTTTCGTCAAACATGACTTCATCCCATTGACCGACAGGCATACCCATGTCGTTATGGTTTAGAAACATCGGCATTGGTTTGCTTGAATTATTGAACTCATCAGCCCAGGCTTTAAATCCTTCTGGCTGATAATTAAATTTGCGACCATCTGCGCCTTCTCGCGCCCCCCAGGTTGTTGCCCTGGCTTCGATTTTACCGCTTGGATTTTGTGCTTCGTCTGCTGACTGACCCAGTTGCAGTTTTGCTTCGCACACTAGAAGTAGATTTTTCATTTATTGCCCCAAGGTTAATAGCCTGATTATTATCTTGTATTTTAGGGGATTTAACTACCTTTTTCGGTAGTTTAGCATTAGGTTGTTTTATTTGTAAATTCAATACATCTAAAATTTTAGTAAGTATCGTCATTATCATTTACCTATATTCATTTTACGCTTCTGATTTCCGCCACCGCCACCAGTATCTTGTGGTGATGTCCCAGGTATCGCATCTTGTGTTTTGTTATTAGAAACTAATTCATCACCACCATCAATCTTGGTGATATTCAAATATTCTCTTGCTTCATTAGGTGTCATAATACCATTAGATACGCCAGAGGAAACAAAATTCATTTGATCTAGGGGCGCGCCCTTCAAGAATTCCTTAGTATCAAATCTTACGCAAAGATTTGGATAACCTTTTAATAAATGAGAAGTTAATTTCTGCTCAATATTAATTACCATTGGGTACATGGTGGTTTTATAAAACTCATCCAGCATGGTTTGAGTATTATTATATTTCTGATCCTGAATACCAATCATTGCAGGAGAAACACCAAATAAACCACAGATACGCTTCATGGTTTGAAGCTTCAAATGAGCCGCATCAGCATCTTGCAAGGTCAACATCTTGATTGTTTCAAATGTCATACCCTGATCTAACAGCATTCCTTGGCCTGGCTTAGATAAGTCAGTTGTCTTAGAGCCTGTCATGCTTGACCATGCTTCTTTGATGCGTGAAGCTACTTCTTTATATTTAGCATCTGGAATAACTTGATCTGTACGGAACAATCCAGAAGGTTTTGCGCCATTTTGCATAACAAAGTTGGCATAAAGATCAATATCTTGATCTAATCCGACTAATTCCGCCGCCAATATGCCTTTGTTAAAGCCTGCTGAACCTTGCCATGCGGCTTCCGAAATGTGCATAACTTGATGAGCCGCAAGCAACTCATCTTTATTAAAGCCATAGCTAGGAGTAGAAAGACGATAAGCGGGATAACGACCAGCAGTAAGCTGAGTAGTAATGAGAGTTGAATCGAGGTTATACATCTCGATAGGGGTCTGATTCGGGTCTTTCTGGTCTTTTCTCCACCATAAAGTGAAGGTTTCACCAGCGAGGTCTTGCCACATTGACCATTGATACCAGAACTCATAAGAACTCTCAAAGTTATTTGGGGTGTATAGGAGATTCAATACTTGCTTGGCGCGCACTTTATCTCTGCTTCCAACCTTGTCAGAAGTGATTGCATCTACCAATGTGCCATCTGGTAATTTGCATAAAACTTGCTTTGGAAGTTGTGCCAATGCTCTTGCTTTAACGCCTACGCAAGCCATTACAGTGCTATTGCGTGTAAGCATTGAAATATCAACTGCTCTGCCAGCGGCAGTGGTACTAGAAGTTGTTACATAGAGTAACTGCATTCCAGTGGTTTGTTTCCCACCTTGGCCCTGATAGATGACATTATTACCAAGTTGGGTCTGTCCAAAGACAGTATTGGATTCATTTTGAACCGCTTTTTTCCCTCTGAAAATGTCTAACATTCCCATGCTTTTCTCCTAGAATTTGACTAATTCTATACTAAAAACTTCGGAAACCAAAACTACTTGATACAGATGGATTATCTAACACGCAATGGAACGCCATAATCATCGCAATGATTCCGTCAACCTTTGCACTAGGATCGGCAGAATTCTTGCGAATCTTCTTATTTCCGTTTACATCCTCATAGACTTCACAATTCCCAAGTTGCCACCCAACAAATGGGTCATGCTCATGGTAAACCGATTTGGCCAATATCATTTTCTCTAAATGCTTGGATGGATTATTTAAAACGGCCATGCCCTGACCAATTTTCTTAACTGGGAATCCTTGCTCATATAACTTACTTACTAAAGCGGCGGCATTCCAGGCATCGTAGCCAATCTCTTTGGCATTATGTAATACTGTTTGCTCTTTAATGTATTGCTCGATTTCTACATAATCGGCCACATTACCCTGCGTTAACTTCAAAGTGCCACGATCCACTGCTTGCATAAATATCGGCTTATAGTGAGTTGGAATAAATTCCAAACTATCTTCTGGCAGGAAAAACTTAAAGTCCGCATAGAACTTTTCTTCTGAATATCGATGCAATACGCAAACTGCATTTAAATCTCGCGTTGCCGCCAAGTCAAAGGCAATAAATGTAGATTCAGGAGTTTCTGCGGGTTTACCCTGTGGTGCATCATCCCAAATGTCGCGGCTAATCCATGCGGAGTTGGCAGACACCCAGACATTAAATGTCTTACAAAGCAGTTCGTTAATAGAAGATGGCTTGCTTTGAGCCTCTTTTACACGCTTTTCGATTGCTTCGGCATTGATAGAAATGCCATGCATCGGGTTAACCTTTTGCCAGTTCTTCGGGTCTTTCCAATCATCGCCATCGTCTAGGCCGTACATCAGACCGAACCATCTAGGGTCATCTTCGGCTTGGCCATTAAGCATAGATTTCAAATATTGCATATTCTCAAAGAACAGAGTTTCCTTTGTAAATGAGGCAGTTGTAATATATATGCGTAATGGGTTGCGCCTTGCAACCATACCTGAGTTCATAACCTCGATGGCATTTCGCTCAACAATCTGGGCGGCCTCATCCACAATAGATACGCTAGGATTCTTACCATCGCCAGTTCTCTTACTATCGCGGCTTACTGTTGTGAACTTACTTTGGCTGTCAGATGCTTTCTTGATCTCATGTCTATAGACTTTATATTGCGCGGCAATCTGAGCAGGCATACCCTCAATCATGCCTTTTGCCGTATCAAAAACAATACTTGCCTGAGTTCTGTCCAGGGCGGTACAGTAAACTTCGCCACCAGCTTCGCCAAACAGAATTTCGTACAAACCAATAATAGCAATCAGAGTTGACTTGGATGCCTTGCGCGGAATGAATAGTATTACATCCTGCACCATGCGGATGGTCGGGTCTTTCTTATCCCGAAACCCATAGATGGCACAAATGAACATAATCTGGAATGGAATCAATTCCATTGGCTTTCCAGCTATTGGCCCTTTGACATGAGTAATCTTGCTGACAAAGTTTAAAGTGTGTTGAGCCAACTCTGGCTTAAACTCCCAGCGCCATTCCTTGTTCTCTAATTGATTTAGGAATCTCTGACACGCTAACTGGACATCGCGGCAAACATCGATTTTGCCAACTGCTACATCTCTAGCGTATTGAACCCCATCTTCCCATTGGTTCATTTATTAACCATTGTTAGCAAATTGGCCATGATATTTTGAT